ATGAATCAAAAATACCTCATTCGCATTGCAGAACTGGAATGCCAGCTCCGTCAGAAAGACCAGCAACTGAGTCTGGTTGAAGAGACGGAGGCCTTCCTGCGCTCTGCACTGGCCCGCGCCGAAGAAAAGATCGAAGAAGATGAACGGGAAATAGAACATCTGCGGGCTCAGATAGAAAAACTGCGCCGGATGCTGTTCGGTACCCGTTCTGAAAAACTGCGTCGTGAAGTTGAACAGGCTGAGGCCCTGCTGAAACAACGCGAACAGGACAGTGATCGTTACAGTGGGCGGGAAGACGATCCGCAGGTTCCCCGCCAGTTGCGACAGTCTCGTCATCGTCGCCCGTTACCGGAGCATCTGCCCCGCGAAATAAATCGCCTGGAGCCAGAAGAAAGCTGTTGCCCGGAGTGTGGCGGTGAGCTGGATTATCTGGGGGAAGTCAGCGCAGAACAACTGGAACTGGTGAGCAGCGCTCTGAAAGTGATCCGCACAGAACGGGTAAAAAAAGCCTGTACAAAATGTGACTGCATCGTTGAAGCACCGGCACCATCCCGTCCGATAGAGCGTGGTATCGCGGGCCCGGGGTTACTTGCCCGCGTGTTAACGGGAAAATACTGCGAACACCTGCCACTGTATCGTCAGAGTGAAATTTTTGCCCGTCAGGGTGTCGAACTGAGCCGTGCATTACTCTCCAACTTGGTTGACGCGTGCTGCCAGTTAATGACGCCGCTGAATGATGCTCTGTACCGTTATGTAATGAACAGCCGCAAAGTTCACACTGATGACACACCAGTAAAAGTGCTGGCACCGGGCAGGAAGAAGGCGAAAACAGGATATATCTGGACGTATGTCCGGGATGACAGGAATGCCGGTTCGCCAGAGCCTCCGGCGGTCTGGTTCGCCTACTCACCGGACCATCAGGGTAAACATCCGGAGCAGCACCTTAGTCCCTTCCGGGGTATCCTGCAGGCAGATGCGTTTAATGGTTACGATCGGCTGTTCAGTGCCGAACGAGAAGGCGGCGCGTTGACGGAAGCAGGATGCTGGGCTCATGCGCGGCGCAAAGTCCACGATGTATATATCAGTACCAAAAGCGCGACAGCGGAAGAAGCCCTGAAACTAATCGGTGAGCTGTACGCCATCGAGCACGAAATACGCGGGTTGCCGGTGTCTGAACGCCTGGCGGTCAGGCAAATGCAGAGTAAACCGCTACTGACTTCCCTGTATAAGCTGATGCAGGAGAAAGAACACACGTTATCGAAAAAATGCCGTCTGAGAGATGCGTTCCGGTATATCAGGAAGCACTGGGTTGCGTTGTGCAACTTCAGTGATGATGGTCTGGCTGAGGCGGATAATAATGCCGCGGAAAGAGCGCTTCGTGCAGTCTGTCTCGGAAAGAAAAACTTTATGTTCTTCGGCAGCGATCACGGTGGAGAGCGTGGTGCGCTACTGTACGGGCTGATCGGCACCTGCCGACTGAACGGTATCGATCCGGAAGCGTATCTGCGCTATATCCTGAGCGTACTGCCGGAATGGCCTTCCAACCGTGTTGACGAACTCCTGCCATGGAACGTAGCACTCACCAATAAATAAGCGTCAATACGGTGCTCCGTTGACGCTTACTATCGTATTGATTGATCTGCATCAAATTAACGTAAAAGCAACTTCAGATAATACAAATCAGCAACACTGAATATGGGGAAACATTATGTCATCAAAGAACAGAACCCGCAGAACAACAACCCGCAACATCCGATTTCCAAACCAGATGATTGAACAAATTAACATCGCTCTTGATCTGAAAGGTTCAGGAAACTTTTCAGCGTGGGTTATTGAAGCCTGCAGGAGAAGGCTGGCAACAGATGCAACGCATCTGCGCCCGGCCAGCATGAAAAATAACGAGAAATGAACGTTCGGTTACAGGAGCAGGTACCCACTGTCCTCCAACAATATTTCATCTTCATATCCGACGGAACAAGACTTACCCTGCCGGGATGTACAGAATAACAACAGAGTGATAATTAATTTCTGATGAAATAATCAGGGTGCAGAAGGACTAAAGATAAACGTTTTCTTCACGCCTTTACACGGCCTGTCCTTCTCAAATCGCCATTTTGCCATCGCCTTTACAACCTGCTCATCAAACAAATGGTGCGGCTCTGAACGGATAAACTCAATTCGGGTGACAGTACCATCAGCACCAATATCAAACTTCACATCAACCCGTCCCTTTATATAATTTGCCGCTGCATAGGCCGGATATTGTGGTAATGCCTTAACCAACTGTCGGGGCATATCTGTTTTATGTTGCGTACAGCCCATAACCAGAGAAGACAACAAAATAATTAACGGAAGGTTTCTTTTCATTTTCATTCCCGGCACAGATAAGAATAAGTCTTATTCTAACAATGCCACCCTGTCGGTCATCAATCCTCTGCTTAATGGCAACGACAATTATCCGACTTAAATCACAAATCAGACACATGACATAACAGAGCTTGCGAGGTAACACATCGTCCGGTTTCTTCCACCATCGCACCGGACCAGCGACCATGAGGGGACAACGCCGCGCTCCGTTAACGCGGTAAACCCCGGTGTGTATCGTTTTTGATTATCCCCGCACACTCGCGCAGAGGAGTCTCCCGGTCGGGCTGCGGTCTCTGTTAATGCGGGGATACGGCGACAATACCGCGCATGGTTAATAAGGTCGCTCAACACACTGGCTGTAATGCAGCGGATACCATGCGGCATTTAGCGGCATTCATCGTACACTCAACGGTTAGCTCTTCATTCGTGGCATTCACCTGAAAGGTCCGGGAGTGTAATTGCGTACATTTACCACTGAACGAACCTTCAACAAGAACACGACCACGCTGCAAAATACGGAACGGAATTGTTCCCTGAAAAGGCTTTACGGTTACCAGTAATTTCTTCATGCATTCTCCGGATAACAAAAATACTAGTTAATACACTGAGTGCGGATATATTCCTGCGCCCCTTCCAGTTGCTTCTGCATTGTCATCAACCGCTCTCTGAGGGTGAAATAATCCCGTTCAGCGGTGTCTGCCAGTCGGGGGCCGGTTGCATTATCCATTCCGGAGGTGCCGGTGGCTTCACGCACGGTACCGGAGCAGGTGGCGTTGATCCGCAGGCGCTTACGACCAGCGGCAACATCACGCTGGCGCTGCTGCATGTCAGTAATGGTTGCGTTTGCCAGCTCCAGCTCTCTGGCTTTTTTATCGCGCTGCTCTTTGTAGGTGATGGCGTTATCACGGTAATGGTCTGTTGCCAGCCACAGCGCACCACAGACCACCAGCAGAATAACGGTAAACGCGGAAAGCATTCGGTTTATGTTCACCCCAGCAGCCCCGACGAAGACAACATCATCCAGGCCATGGAAAGAAAAAGAGCAACCAGCATTAGTGAAAATGAAATGCCGACAATTACACAGAGGATCTTCGCCAGCGTTATGAGTTTGTCTGACATGCTTAATCCTCCCTTCACGATTTCAACGCAATGACCAGTTTTGCCAGCCCATACAGCATCGGGGACACAGCAACACCGACCGCCACCCACTTAATGGCAAAAGCCAGTGCTCTGCTGATGTCATCAGTTACAGGCGCTTTCAGTTCAAGGCCGTTTTTCATGGTCAACCTCAACAGAATTCGTTTATACTTCGCCATGTTCTCCCTTGCCTTACTCAAGGTCAGAAACACAAAACCCCGCCTGGTGCCAACAAACGGGGTTTTTACTTTTATTCACTTACGTTTCGCCAGTTCGCAGGATTTCGTGTTATCCGTCCGCGTGCTCATGCCTTATTTTCAGCAAAATATTCTGCTTATCTGTCGATGTCCCAGCACGCCAGCGCACTTTCCTGGTCTCGCCGGGATACCTGACCGTAGCAATTATTTGAGCGGATACGGCAGTCTCTGCCACCGTCCTTAATCCACCAGCGAATCGCTTCGCATGCTCCCCTGCGGTCACCAGCATTAATCCGTCTGTAAAACGTCGACGGGAAACACTTACCGGGGCCAATGTTATAGGGACAAAATGACGCGATACCCGCTTTCTGGGGTTCGGTCAGCGGCACTTTAATATTGCGCTCCACCCATGCCAGCGCCTTATCACGCTCAATGGCGTTGACCTGGTCGCATTTTTCCTTCGACAACTTCATGCCCGGGACGACAGGTTTACTATCCACCAGGATGGCACCGCGGCAGATGGTCCAGATACCCGCACCATCACGGTATGCCGTGGTGTGGTTACCTTCCTTTTCATCCAGAAACTGGTCGAGGATTTCAGGCGCAGGCGCACCTGCGGCAATCAGCGCCAGAACGGCAGCCGACAGGCCGTATTTGATTTTGGTGTTCATGGATATTTATCAGGGTTTATCGATTTCAAATCCCTGGATATGTTAAGTCTTCAGGCCAGCGGTGGAGTCTTCAGAGAACCAGTAATTATTCCCGGTAGTTTTCCTCTGTAGGTTATCAACACATCCTGCGCCTCTAAAATTACGGGGCGCTTTTCCGGCAACGGACCATCCCCTTCACATAACCCGGCAGCAACATCCATGAAAAACTGCTTCGCCTGCTTTTTCGCCTCAGCTTCGTAAAACTCCAGCGTGGCATCTTCAGTACGGTCAAGACTAATCGCCACATCTGGCAACAACAGTGACGGATACCCACCAATTTCCAGTGCCACAGTAACAGTAATCTTATTCGGGTAATTATTTATCCCTTTAACAACCAGTTCGTATTTTTTCTTCATCGCTTTACTCTCCCCGCGCCGCCTTACGACGGTCCTCTCTGATTTTGAAATACAGGTTAGTCAGATATGTCAGCAGCCCAAACAACAGACTCCCCAGCACGCCTATTGCCGCCCACTGAGACGGGGAAACCCTGTCCAGCAACTGCAGGAACCAGTAGCCCGTTCCCACCGCTGACGTGGTGTATGACACACCTGTTGTGATTTTTTCCATCTGGTACATACCCCGTCTCCCGCAATCCGGAAGCTCACAACAATATAAAGACCACCGGCACACACCGATGGTCCCTTGCGCATGCTTACATCATCATGTCGCTGTCAGGTGTAGGTTCACCGCCATCTGAAGCACTCCCGTCACCCGCGATACCTTCCGGCTCAGGAACCGCTGCTACGCCCAGCAGCTCATCCAGAATGGCATCCACTTCTGCATCAAGACGCGACTCAAGATTCTGGCGAAGTTTCTGTTTCAGTGCGCTCCGGACTTCTTCAGAGCGCAGGACTTCCTTCACTGCCTCTGCAGTGACCAGGGATGTGATTTCTGACATGGGATTTTCTCGCTGAAAGGGGTTGTTAAGGAGTAACGGGTTCTTCGGGTTTGCTTCCGGCTGACTGACTGGCGCTGATTTTCTCAGCGGCCCTTTTATCAATCTGCCTGCACCAGAAATCGCGCACAGCCCTGTACCCACCCGAAAGAAGATACAGCACACAGACCGCCGTACAGAAGTACAGCATCACCTGATGAATAAATGTCATAATTTCTTACCGTTATGGTTGACAATGAGAATTGTTTTCATTTAAAAAACCAATGTACGAAAGCATCTTTTCTTTACATTCTCCATTGGGATTACCTCCGCCAGCTTCCATTCCTGCCGCTGGCGGCTTTTTTTAGCAATTATGCGGCTGCTCCAGCTTTGTTTGCTTTAACTTCCACCGTATCAATAAGTACAGGGTAGGTTTCTGCACTACCTGTAATATCCGTAATGACAAACCTGTTGAGTCCATTAGCAGTATTGGCCCATTTCACCAGGTCAAACGCCTGTCCATCCACACCATCAAGCACCGGAGTAACATTAATGCTGTTACTGCCCTTAAATTTAAATGCAAGCGTATGCCAGTCATGGTCGAATGCGCCAAACGTGCCAAGTTCTTTTTGTTGATTAACTGTATGATGGTATGCAACATTAATACTGGCTTTATCTGTCTGGACAAAGAAAGAACTCAGATGGCCTTCACCACCCTCACCCGGCCATTCCGCTATTCGCCAGTGAACCGCCCCGGGAATCCTGGAGACTAAACTCCCTGAGAAAGAGGTAAACGG